ATAACCGCGCCCTGCAGCGAGTGGGAGCATCGCAAGCAGCCAGAGGGCGAGCGACTCGATAAAGAAGCCGATGTAACCCATTACGGCTGATGCTGCGAAGGCTAGACGGCCAAGCAGCGGGCGCGACCTCAGGAAGCGGGCGATACGGTCACGTCGCGGCGCGGGCACCTCTGGTGCTGGAGAGTCGACGATGAAGGGTCGCGGCATCAGCAGCGAAGGCGGTACCGTCTGCCCAGGCCTCCTGGGCAGGCCTTCAGAGCGACAGACGATTAAGTTATCATCCTCCAATATGTAGACCAGTCCCATCGTAGGGCCGTAGACTAGTGCGAAAGGCGCGTACGTTCGCGTGTTGAGGCGCGCTATCACCCCGCCTCTCCCGAAATGCCCGGCGTGCCATTCTGCGACCCGCAAGGCCTCTCGCTCATCTCGCGGCCTGAACCCGTAGCGCGTCGTTAAGGCTTCAAGCACATTGCTAGCGGCGGCGAAACCCAGGGCTGAGCACGCGCACCTGTGACGCGTGAGGCACTCATCACAGTCCGCGCAGTAAATGAGGTCAGCGACGGGTTTCAAACCTTCGATGAAGTCGCGTAGCTCCCGGGTGAAACCGCCTAGGAGCGCCATGCGGGCGAGCCTGGTGAACTCGCGAGACGTGGGCCCCCCGTCGCCGCCCTCGTTTACCAGCAACAACGGGGGCGTGAGCGGGAAACCGCTGTCGACCTCTGCGAAAGCGGCATCCTTCTCGGCGGCCGTCATTGTCACGTCAGACGCGCCAAAAGCAGCAGCCCAGCCTGCGTATTGTCGTGTCAGTGCCGGGTCTGCACCGGCCCATTGCGCACAAGAAGCAGCAAGCCCCGCTGACGTGATTCCCACTGCCGCCCATGCTTGCACGGCGTGCGCAAGTGTGAATGCACTGCTCGCTTCATCCGGGACGGCCGCGTTTAACGCGGCAACCACTGCTGTCGCGCAGTTGCGGTTCGGACCGTATTCCCCTGAGTGCTCCCGAAACGCATCGATAACGACGTCGCGAGCCAGGTCAGGCACGCGAAGAGCTATCTGTGGGCCATCGACGCGCGCAGGTCTAGCGTAGGGGCGCAGCATCCCGTTGAGGGAGTCATAATCGCCGCCATATTCGACCGCGTCGATGACAAGCGCGACGTGGAAGAAAACCGGCGGCCCATGATCGATCGGTCTCACTATGATGTACGACCCGGAGGGAGAACCGGCCGCGAGGCTCGCGATGGCGGCTGCCCTAGCTGCACCCGAGCGCGCGAACCAGACGGACCACCACTGAGCAGTGCGAACACCGGGGGCGCGAGCTGCGAGCTCATCCACCACTGCGCCGGCTGCCGCGTTGCAACCCTTGAAGAACAAAGGCAATGCCACGACTTCGACGAGGCGTGGCTCGTAGAGCAAGGCGAGCACGCCTGCATTGGCCACGAGTATGGCAGCCGCTGAACTTGTTCCGCCTAACATGCCGCCGCTCGCGTTCGCACAGAGCCAGCCCAGGTCACGGGCGACCCGCGCCATCACACACGCGCAACGCCACAGCGACGCGGAGATGATGGCTAGGATTACCCGGGTCCCAAAGCCAGGGCATGCCGACGCTCCGTGCCAGAGCAATCGGAATGAGTCCACACTGTCAAGCGCCATGCCTGCCAGCATGTTCTCGGAAGCGGCAGGGAAGCGTGCATCTACCAGGGCCTCTGGGCGCGTCTGCCGGTCGAGCTCCGTCGTCGTCGAGATGTGTTCTGCACCGCAGGAGAGCGCAGTTTTGTGCGTCCCCCAGCCCCCATGCGAGATAACCACGGACGCTTTAGAAAAGGCACGCACGTGGTCAGGCCCCGCCGGGACCGCACCGGGGTACTCGCGGAACGGTCTTGCACCCGACCCCCCCGTGGCTATGACTACGCCTCGGCGCGTAAAAGACCTAGTCCGACCCA